AACACTTCGTTAGGCCGAAACCTTGGAAGTGTAAGGCTTCTGTCTGTCACATGAGAGACAGAAACGTGCCGGTTGTCACCGGAATTGTCACGCACCACCATTGATGATGGTGAGCTTAGGTTGGCTGGTCGTCTCAAGGACTGCGAGGTTGTCCATGAGGTGCCTCGGTGCGAGATTGGCGTAGATGAGCGTGGTCTTGAAGCTGTCATGCCCCATCCACTCCATGACGCGCCGAAGGTCGATGCCTCGAATAACCTGCCAGGAAGCACAGGTGTGCCGGCAAGTGTACAGCACGGTGTCGTCGAGCTGCCTGTGGTGCATGCGAAGGCGCTCCCAGACGTACTGCATCCGGGACTTGGTCAAGCTCGTGAATGGCCCACGGGTCCGAAGATCGCGCTGACGCTCCACGGCATCAATTGCGCGGCGGGTGAGGGGGATGGTACGGCTCTTTCCCGTCTTGGTGCGGCGGCTGCGCCCTCGACCATCTCCACCGATCTCCTCGACACCTCGACGACGTCCGCCCTTTTGGAGCGTGACCTTTCCTTCCCAATATTGATCCCAGGAGAAAGCCCCAGCCTCGGAGAACGGGCGCATTCCGGTGTCGATGAGGAAGATGATGAAGTCTCGCTCCAGCAACAGGTCCCAGATGGTCAGCGTCTGGATGATCTGGGCCACCTCTTCCTCTGTCAGGAAGCGGGGCTGGCGTTCCTCCTCGCGTTCCCATTTGAGGTCCACAGCAGGTACCTTCGCGAACTTGATAAGGACACTGAGATTGGCCTTGTAGAGATTGAGCGTCGAGGTCGAGATGTTGCGCTCGTCGATCAGGTACGTGACGAACTGGCCGATCTTCGCCTCAGAGAGCGCCTCATGGGCGGGGGTGTTGGACCCTACCCAGCGAACGAAGAAGCGCGCTTGGTCGCCACCTGTCTTTGCATTCAGGCGCGCCCAGTGTTCCTTCTCGGCAGACCTGAGGACCTGACCGATGGTACCCGTGTCGCCACCACCAACAGAGCGCGCCGGAGCGTCAGGGAGGGGCTTGCCGTGCTTGATCGCATGGCGAGTGTCCATCTCCCACTTCTCGGCAACTTCCTCTGTCGGGAACTGCTCACGGTACAGTTGCCCGCCGACCACGAACTTGGCCTGGAAACCGTCACCTCTGGGGTAAACAGCCATCATTCACTCCTGACTAAATTTAGTAGCGTGTCGTAGATGCGGTTGCCCGCGACCTTGAGCTTGACGAGCTTGTTACGGCGGTCGTCTAGGTCATCGTATGTTTCCACGAGATTGTGACCGGGGACGTCTTTCTTGACCCACTCGCTCAGGGCGAGAACGTTCCGACTGACTGCTGTTGACGAAAGCCCGGTGCGGCGTTCCAGCTCCTTGAGCGAGATACCCGGCTTGGAGGCTATATGAAGGAAGATGACGATCTGCCCTGCCTGGATGTTCGGGCTTAGCTTCCTGAACTCTTCAATGAAGCTGAGAAGACGACGAGCTTCCTTGTTGTCGGCGGATTGCGTGTTCATTTGAGACCCTTCACGTGACACATTACAAACTGTGATTATCTCAGGCGTGCATTCACTGCAATGAGGGGACGATCCCTTAGTCGCCCCCATTCCCACAAGGGAAGGCCTTATTTGGTCCCCCTTTGGCCCATGCTGGTTAGTTGAACCGCTCCTCAAGCAGGGCCAACGGGTAGGCCCTCATGGTAACCAAGCCAGCCTCTTTCGCGGCCTGGGGAGCTTCCACCGTGACTGTACCTAGCTTCCTGCTGAAAGCCTGGGACTGAAGCCAAGCGCCGTCGCGCTGCGTGCCAGAAATTGGCTCGTCGATCAGATCGAGGACTTCTGGGTGGGTCTTCTGGAGGTACCCCAGAACGGTGTCATACCCATCCGGCACATCGGGGCTGATATAGGGGCTATCCGGCACAACGGCGGTTGGGCCAGACCCAGACCGGGCGGTCATCCCCAAATTATCCGCAACGCGGTTCAGTACGCCGAGCAACAGCTCGAACTGTTCAGTAGTCATTATAAATTTTTCCCTGAGTTTGACGCCCCGTTTGTCCCATTTTGGGTCACGGTCGGGGCGGCGCATTACAGCATGTTACAAACTGTGTCCAACAATTAAGTGTCCATTTTGGACAGTTGACTTGACGTGGACGCGACTGATGCTCCGAAGGCCAGAAGAAACGCGGTAACTGGGCGTTCATCAACGCCTGTAGACTTTGGTATAGTCCTGTTTCCAAGCCTCGTTGTTGTGATCCGGTTCCTTACCTCCAAGTTCTTTAGGTGTCGGATCACGGTGCTGCGCGGCATCTCGATAGATGCAGCGAGGGCTGAGACGTCGAGCGGCTTCTTCTGGAGCCACCCGAGGCGAACAGCGAGGGCTACCAGGGTCACCTCAGGGTCATCCCTGAAGCGCACGAGCAGCCGTTGGGTCTCGATCAGCAATTCAAGCAATATGCGTCGGCGGTTGTTCTCCTTCTCAGAACTAATCATGGTCCCTCCTTTCAACCGAGAGGTGAGGCTCGGTCGTTACTCAAAACTGGGGTTGCAGGGATGCCCTTAGGCGGCTTGGAGGTGGTACCGGGCGTACCGCTGCCCGGTCGCGTCCTTCTTGTTCTCGGTCACGATCTTGTGGCCCAGGCGCTTCAGTTCGAGGATGCGCGCGGGAAGCTGACGGCAGCGCAGGACGCCCTGGGCTTCCAGCGACGTGAGCGCGCCCTTCTCACGGAGCAGGCTGAGGACTTCCTTGGTCATCGGAGCGGTGGGTTCCTTGGCCGACGGCTCGACCAACTTGAAGTCTTCCACGCGATAGTCTCCGGGGCTCTGATGGAAGCCACTCTCATCGAGCCACCGAACGTCGACGACGGTCTCACCCCAGCGGTTGCGATAGGTGCCCTTGTCGGTGACCTGAGCGCGCGCGCCAGCCTTCGCAGCGAAGCGTCTGGTCTTGGGTGTCAGTACGAGGATGTCGCCGGTATTGAAGGTCTTCTTGGTCATAGGGATGTTCTCCGAAGTGGCTATCTTTTGATCAGGTTGTGGGGGCCGGCTCATACGGCCAGATGGGGTTGGGCCGATGGGCTAGTGAGCGAAGCGGGAGCCGGAGACTTCCCAATATTGGCCGCAGCGGGAGCGGCGCTTGACCAGCCTCGTGCCGTACTTGGCGGGCCGGAACTCGTTGAGGTACTCGGTACGAAATTTTGCTGCCTTGCCTTCGGTATGGAAGAGTTCATGGACGATGTGCATAGGAATTAATACCTCTATTTCGGACGCTGTCTAGTTCCTCGATAGGAATTTATTCGCAGCGTTCACAGGTCTTGTGTTCTCATTCTGTTCACGGCGGTGTAGGATCGCGGCCCAACCCTGGAGCGCGACATGGCAAACCCAAGCGACATCGAGCTGAAGCTCAAATGGCGGAAGACATGGGATGATGCAGAGGACGACTTCGTGGCCGTCGGGGTGCCCGGTGTTCACGGGGACATAGGCCGCATCTATCTGGTTCGCGGAGGTCCCCAGAACGCTCGCTGGACGTGGGGCATCAACGCGCGGCTCCCAGAACTGTTTATTTGCGACAGCGGCTCGGAAGCCACCGCCCGAGGGGCAGCCAAGAGGGTTGAGGACCTCTGGTTTGAGTTTGGACAGCCTGAGGCTGACAAGATCGATCCGACAACCCTATCGGCCCGTGAGGTCAACCTTTATGCGCTGGCGAAGGGTCGCGCTTGAGATCGTTGATCATCCACCAGTAGCAGCCGATCACGATCACGGCCCATACACCACACCCGAGCAGGAGGAGGCTGAAGGCGCTCATCGACGAAGCGCAGCGCTGATGCCGGCGAACGCCAACCAGAGGGTCCCGAGACCCGCTATGATAAGGGACAGTGTCCCAATGGCATTTACCCTGGGGCCAGCCTGCCCCGGATATGCGTCCTGCTGACGACTGGGGGATGTCGATGGGACGTGGACGGGTGGAACGAAGACGGGCCTGTAGGATGGTGCGCGTGGTGCAACGCGAGGGGCCACCGGATGTGGTGACACATGGGGCGCGGACACGTGAGGAATGACGACAGCTCGGGGCGCGATCATCACCACGGCGGCTGCGGGCATGGTTGATAGGGCCAGCGCTGCCGCTGCAATCTTCATGGCGAATTTCATGGCATTTCCTTGAAGTTAGATTGAACGCGCCGGATCACGGGACCCGGACAGATTGCGAATGCGACCCCGCCCAGGCCGATCTTGGTGAAGCACAGGGCATTGTTACGGGGTGGCAGAGGGGCGGGTTTGGGCCGGCGATAGGTGGCGAGGTCGACGACCTTCCTGGTCATACGCGGTTCCCGTCTATCAATTGGAGCAGGGCCTCCAACTCGAAGTCCGCAGCGCCAAAGAAGGGATCATCAATCCACCCTCTAACAATCCGCAGTGTCTCGTTTGTGCAGACTGAGGCGTGGGCAGCCGCTCTGGTGAGCAACTGGTACAGCTCGACTGCCTCCATTGTTTGGGTATCTGGCTTGGTCATTTGCGCAGCGCCTCATTCAGCTCGAAGACAGCCCGGTTGATGTCGGCCTGTTCGTCGGTTGTGGTGATGATTTTGAGTTCGCTGGCTTTCCAGCCTCGGTCGCGATAGTCGTCCCGTTCGTCCTTGACGGTGTCGAGGTCGTAGTCCCCGAACTCGATTGCCCATGGGCATCCCGGTGATCCGTCGCGGGTCAACAGCGAGTAGTAGGGGCGCGGCTTCTTCGGGCGGCTCATTGCTCATTCTCTCCCATGGTGCGCACATAGGCAGTGACGACGCGGACTGGCTCGATCCCGAGTTGATCCAGCATGGCCAGTAGTTTGAGCTGGGCTCGGCGGCTGTTGGCTGCCTGGACCACCATGGTGAGCCGTTCGATATCGCTCCCTGGGATCATCTTGGCGTGGACTTCGAAGCGGCTCATTTCCGTTCCTCCAGATAGTCGGCCCAAGCGCGCAGGCTGGCGACGACTTCGGTTGTCTTGCGGTCGGTCAGCATCAACTCAATGGCGCACTGGAGAGCCCCGTCGCTGTTGGCGCGGTGTAGGGCTGTGGTGGCCTTGAGGGCTGCCTTGGTGATTGATGCAGGAGCGGCCATGGCTAAGCGTTGCCGACCGGCTGAAGGGTGCCGAGATCCAGAACCTTGACAAGCTGCGCCCGGTGCTGCTGGAAGATCACCTGCATAGTGCCTTCACAGAGGGCTTCTGGCTCGACCTGATAGGCAACGGCTCGATAACCGCGCTGGCGCATTACCTCGCGGCCCTTGGGGCACGGGAACCAATCCCGCAGTTGCTCGACGGACGAGCAGCCAAAGCGACCGTCAGCCCATCGGACGTACGCGTCATAGAGCACGCCGCCTTCCACATAGGGGCTAGGGTGATCGTTGGGATTGGTGCCTACCTCGGCGGCATCCCAGTAGGCTTCGGCGGTGCCACTGCCCGACCATGGGCCGTAGCCTCGCGCGTCCTCAATGCGATAGACCAGCATCGCTATTCTCCGATGATAGTGAATGAGGGCGCGCACCAGCCAGCGCTGGAGGGTCACCAGCCGGTGCGCTCAGGGAACTTTGAGGGGAGGAGCGAGCTAGCCTGTCGCGCCGTTGGCGACCAAGGCGATCAGCTTCCGGGCACCTTCGGCACCCTCCACGCGGACCCGTTCAAAGGTCATGTGGCCGTCGCTGTAGAGAGTGCCAGACAGATAGCCATTGCTGTTGTTCAGGTAGATGCTGGCCGTCGTGGCGTTAGGTTCGGGGTCCCTGATCGACAGGGCCGGGAAAGAGGCGCGGAGGTCCGCTATGGTCGCCTTGAGTTGGGACGTCTCAGACAGCCTTTCGGCCACCTTATTTTGCCCCTCGGCCACTTTCGGTCTCGAAGGGTCTATGAGGCGCTTGGTCACGTCCTTTGCAAGGGTGGCCATAGGCCGCGACGTGTCGACCGTGACGCTCTCCAACCGGGTCCGCTCATAGTGGCTTAATACAGCCTCCCCGGCGACAGTCCCGGATATGTTGGCGCGTCCTAGCTTGCCCCATACTTGGTTGACATAGAGGATCAGGCCATCGCCGCAGTCGATATAGGCGGTTGACCATTCACCCTCTTCGCGGACCGTCAAGGGGTAACCGAGTTCAGTGGCAAGAGCGCTCGCAAAGGCTCCGCTATCAAAGTAGTGATCCGGGCGACCGTAGCGCTCCCGCTTGACGATGAATGGATTATCCGTGGTCATGATAATAGGTTCCATTGGCGCGGACCCTAGGTCGACGCGGCCAGTTGCTAGAGGGGATTTGATGAGGTAGCTTTGGGGAAGCTCCCGGCCTTACGACCGAGAGCCCCCTTGGCTAGAGGGTTAGGATAAGGGTCACGGTGAGCGAAACCGTGGCCCCTTTCCATTTCCAGCTAAGGGTGATCGTCCATGTAGCCATGGCTCAATCTCCCCATAGAGCGGCCCTGTATCGTCGGACCATTCCGGCCAGTGCAGCGTGCCCACACGCCTTACCTATTCGCTGGCTCATCAGGCCCTAGGCGCGACCCTAGAGCGACCGGCAAGAGCGCCGGTTTCGCCATGATTGTTGATTGGTCAGCGCTCACCCCTAATGCGGTTGTCCAGCCTGTCGTCACATGCCAGTTGGTGCATGAGCGCCTGACCAAGCTTCGAGCAGGCTTGCGAATAGGACAGTGCGGCATCCACCTGCTTGCCGTAGCGGACCGCGAAGTTGTCCCTACCGCGTTGCTGGAGCGTCACCATTCCATCCTGCATGCACAGCCGATGGCGCGGCTCAGGTTTGGCGTAGGTCATGCTGTGGGTGAAGTATTGGTGCGCCATGGTTATGCCTCCTCGGGAACGTTCAGGCTCACCAGCCATGCCAAGACTGGCACGACGCGGTAACGCTCGATGTTGATGAACTGGCACAGCTCAAAATCCGTGGTTTCAAGCACCGGCTCACCGGTCACCTTGTCTACGATGACCCAACTCGCATCGATCATGGGGAGCCCTTTCGGGGTTGTTAGAGTGGCCTTGTCGAACCAATTCGTTATCGGGATGATCCCTGAATGGGTTTGATAAGGTCAAACTTATCGCGTTGCCCGGTTCAACCATCGCTGGTCTTGCCACTGCTTACGTTGCGGTCCACCTAGCTCTGCTGGCTGGTCCACCTGATTAGGTGTGACGTCATCGCCTCTAGGCTCTTCTCTCGCAACCGTACCCGGTTCACGCCCCATTACTCCCCGTCTATCCGAGGTGGGCTTTGGTTCCGCTGTATGGTCAAGGCCCGTGGGCCTCTCGCTGCGCCGAGGGTTTGTCCCCGGTCTCTCCGCGTCGGTCAGTGCCGTTGCTTCGATGGCCAATATGTACCTAAACAGGGATCGTCCCGCAATAGGGATTAATAGAAAAAACGACAGATAGGCCCATTTTTCTCATAAGCCATTGAATTTACAGTGATCTTTTTTCAGGAAATCAACCGCGGAACGGCTAGAACATGGCCAAAAGGTAATGGCCGTTGTCTGCCAAGGTGCGCCCAATGGCTGACACAACGCCTAATGCGGCGAACGCTAGAGCAACGCCACGGCCAGTCTTGTCACCCCTACGGTGCATCCATATGGCCAAGCCTAGACAGGCGACGGTAGCGATAATGAGGGTCGGCAAGCTAGGATCGTTCGTCATGGTCTAATAGGTCGCTTCCGCGATGTACTGGTTAAGCGTCACTAGGGATGCACCGCCAGCGAATATCAAAGCAGCCCCTTGGCCATACCTATCGGGCACCCGAGAGCGCCACCAAGCGGCAGCCAGAAGCGCACCAATAGCGACAAGACGAACGGTCAACGTGACCGATGACATACAGTGAGCCCCTAGCGTTCCCTGAGGGTAGCCTTACGCGCGGCATAAGAGACACGCAAGGGTAGGACAAATACACCGATTGGGACACCAAGACGTGAGCATTTCTCATATTCAGTCGACCTTCAGGCACCCCCTAGGGCTCCCGGCATGGTCAAATCAAACGATGCATTAGGTTTGCCACATTGAAATCATTCGATAATCCGTCCTCATGTGACGAAAGGTGAGACAGAAGGGAAGCAGAGCTGTCCACGTGAGGTGGATCGAAGGGGGCACGGGGGGATTTGGCGCGTGCTAGTTATCCGATCCCTCGCTCAGATTTTTCTGCTAAACATTCCTGAGGTCCCCCTTCAGTATCCCCCCGAGATGCCCCTTAGGTACATCAAGTCGCAGGACAAGGAGACTGGTCGGTGGGCCATCGTAGATGCCTTCACGGGTAAGCCTCTGGTACTCAACGGTGCCCCTTTGGTTGGCCTAGACATTGTCGATGCTGTCAAAGCATCTGAAATCATTGAGAAGCTGGGGGACAGGATTACAGACCAGGGGCTGGACTCCTGAGTACCTGTGCCCCTTCAGGTCCCCCGAGGGAGAACAGCAAGGGAGCCTTAGGGGCACAGGGAGGGGAGGCTATCGGGTGGCACCTAAGGGTATCTTCAGTTTCTCATCAGGTGTCACCTTAGGTATAACCCTATAGGGAACCCTCGGGGGTAGTCCTAGTGGTCACCCCAATTGCCTGAAGGGTGACTGAGGGGCTCAGAAGAACCGAGGGGACGACTGGAAGGAGCCCCCGAGGGCATTGTCCATGAACCGAGCCAGTTCCAGGTCGAGCAGCTCTTGCTTTCTCTGCTCCACAGCAACCGTCGTGTTCCTGGCCATCCAGTCCATCCAATAGGCGACACATCCTGCAACAGCATCGAGACGGTCATCGTGGGCAAGGGAGCCCCGCGCCTTCGTGATCCGGGTCAACTGGTGGAAGAGCCTGTAGCGGTTGACCTCCTGATCGGGGAGGTTCTCCGTCGACTGGTAGTCCCATTCGATGACCTTGGAGCAGACCACCAGGCGGTGCTGGTTCAGGATCGGTTCCAGGGTGTCGATGATCCTCGCTTCCTTCTGAGCTTTCGACCACTCAGCGTCTTCGATCAGCACAGGGTAGCGAACCGAGGCTCGGGAGCGGAGGAGTTGGGCGAACATACCGTCGCCGTAGTTGGGCTCGACCTTGATAACGTTGACGCCCTGTTCCTTGGCGTCGTCGAGGATCTGATCCAGAACAGCGTCGGCGTAGCCATGGCCGCGTACAGCTCCAACCTTCTTCAGATAGAGGGTTCCATGGAGCATCGAGACGATGGCCCAGGCGGTTTCGTCCTTGCCACGACCTGATGGGTCGATGAACATGGCTGTGCCTTCGTAGTCGAGCCAGTCTTTGTCGAAGAAGATCGGGTGATGGTAACGATCACCGGGCAGGCCGATGGTCGGTAGCGCTTCGATCACCTGATCCGGGCCGGAGCCCCATACGATTTCCCTCGGGGCCTTCTTAGGGTTCAACCCCATGACGATCATGTCAGACAACCGGAGGGGGAACTTGTCCTCGTCCGATAGGCTGGTGTCGAGCATGAACTGGAGGGAGAAGCCTGAGCGCCCATAGGACAGCCCACGCTCCAATAGGTCCTGCTCAGAGAACCGCTGGGGGTCGGCAGTTTGGTCGACGAGGCTGGGGTCAGCCTCCAGCTTCTTCGTGATCAGTGGGGCGAGCTTCGAGCCGTACTTGGCGCGGCGCTCTTCGGTAGGGAACCGGGCTGGCCAGATGCGCACCTGATAGCCACGATCCGGCAGCAAATTGTAGATCGACTGTTCCGTCTGAGGCGTGCCCAGGAAGACCACACGGCCACCTGGGGACAGCACGGCGTCGAACTCCTTAATCTGCTCAGAGAGCTTGTCTCGCTTGAGCTGGGTGTCGGAGTTGTTGGCCACTTCAATGTCGTCGGCCACGATCAGGGTGGCGCGGTTACCGGCGATCTGGGAGGTGATGCCGATGGATTTCACGGAAGGCTGGGGAGCAGCGGCAGCCGGGGCAACGTCGAACGCCACCTTTGACATGCGCTGGTCAGGTCGAGGCTTCAGATGCGCTAGGAGCGGCATCTCGAAGATCAGGCGCTGGATGAAGGTTGAGATGTTGTCAGCGTGTTGCTTCGACGCCGAGACCATCAGGATGCGTTCCTGAGGGTTGCAATAAAGGACCCAGCAGACGAATGCGGCGGTGACCCAGGTCTTCCCTACGCCTCGGAAGGCTTCGATGATCAGACGCTTTGGGCCGTGCTGGAGGTAACTGGCGATGTCGTACTGGACCTCTGTCGGGTCCGGTAGGTTGAGGTGTTTCCAGACCACGTAGAGGAAGTTGCGGAAGTCGCGAAGAGGGTCTCTGGGCGTGGACAAAGCTGTCCCCGACCGCATTGCAGTCTTGGTCATTAATTCCTTTGGAATGAGGTCAGGGAGCGCCCAGGACAGGCGTTACGAGCTTGGAGCTAGAATGGCGCAAGTGCAGCCTAGCGCGAGTCCTGGGGCGTCTCTGTAGGCCCTAGTGGGCGTAGTCGTCGCGGTGTTCAGAGCCGTCAAAAGGGAGGTTCTGGGCGATGTTGTTCACGACCGGATTGGTGCCCGGAGCTGGGGCTGTACCGGTGTCCTTGAGGAATTGGCGGATGACGTTCAGCGAGGCTGCGTCAGGGGTGATCTTGACGGCCTCTCCGGTTTCCTTGTCGACGACCGTGCGGCCATCGGTGAGGATCGTGCTGAGCTGCTCCGCGAAGGCGTCGAAGAGGCTCTCCAGCGCCTTGCTGTTGGTCTTCACTTGTCGTGATCCTTATGAGCGGCTTCCCAAATCTTCACGGCGATCTGGACGATCAGCCAAGAGGCACCGAGGATTGGGGTCCACTTAGCGGCAAAGACTGAGACGGTGTCGAGGGAAGGGAGCCACGCCGGAGACGTGACTGAAGCGGCAGCGACTACAGAGGTCGCCCGTTCGGAGATGGTGTCGCCAACAATGGCTGCAATGTTCATAGGTCCTGGGCCCAACGCCAGAGAGTATCGATCTGCTCTGACGGAAGATTGAAGTGGGTCGCCAAAGCGACGACCAGTGGATGATCTCGGTCGTACTGGGTTGCCCAACGCCACTCGACGAGCCCGTCGGGGTTCGCCGCCAGGGCACCCTCGACGTCAGCTTCAGTGAGCTGGATCGAGTTCAACGCGAGGCGTATTTGTCGAGGCGACAGGGGAACCATGGGTTCAGGTTCTGGCGGCTGAGCGGGTAGCACAGGCTTCCCGTCAGCAATCCAGGCGGTGATCGCTTCCCAGACCTGAGGGGCGAGACCGAACGTGTCACCCTTGCGGGCGACATATGGGTAGACTGAACGTGCCCCAGTCATATCCGTGAGGTCGACCTGAGCGAGGAAGCACTCAGCCTCCTCGGTCGCGGTCACCGAGGTGATTTCATGAAGTTGTGGTATCAAGTTAGGCTACTCTCTGAGCAATGCCACCGCTCGCGTTACGCCCGCGAGACCTCCACGTCCCTGCCAGGGCCGAACCGCCACTTACGGCATACTCGAAAGCACTGTTCATCAGCAGATAGGGCGTGACTGTGGAGTTGCGGGCAGTGGTGATGCTGGACAGGTGAATGATGTGGCCGATGGGGAATAATAGCTCGTCCTGATTGGTCCCCTGGTAGACGGCGGGGTAACGGGCATCGAGATATGAGGACAGATAGCCACCCCAGGCCGACCCGTAGATATTCCCGTTGGTGTGGAGGAACGAGTTTCCGTTACCGGAATAGACTAGGTTTGAGGCGATCAAGTCCCCGCTGGAGTTGACCCGCACCTCGCCAGCGCTGCTGCCGGGGCCATTTGGGCGCAGGTACACGAGACCGCCTGAAGCTTGGGGGCCGACAACCACGTAGGCTGACGCTCCATAGACGTACCCAGCCGAGGCGTATAGGTGCCCACCAGCGACGACGTTTCCACTGACGTAGATAGCGCCATTGCCATACAACGAGTAGGCATTGTTGTAGCCAAGAATGCCGTAGATGCCACCATTCTGCGTATAGCCAATCACACCACCATAACCGGATGCGAGTGATTGACCGTAGATGCCGTAAGCTGCTGCCGTGGTCTTACCTACAAGGGCGGCAGTCGTTGACGAGGTGAAGTTCCCATCCAACGGTATGCGATACCACCCGCTCCAGACGCCATCGTAACGGCTGCGGGTCCAGATGCCGGAGCTTTCAGAGGTCGAATAAGGCCACGCGATCTGTCTCAAGGAGACCCCTGCGTAGTCCAAGACTTGGCACCAGAAATAAACGTCAGCGGGACGATTGGCGTTGGTCGTGCCGAGGAGATAGGTATGCCAACCGGGTGTGGTGATGGTGTTCCAATCCGCCGTGGAGGTGCTGTAAGCCTTGGATAGAAGCTCGTTGATTAGAGGACCAGGAACGCCTTGTGCCCCTTGATCGCCCTTGAGCCCCTTGTCCCCCTGAGGACCCTGGATACCCTGGTCCCCCTTCAGGCCTTGAGGACCCTGTACCCCCTGAGGCCCCTGTGCCCCGGTAGCCCCAGGAGGGCCATCAAAGCCCACCCTGGAGTTGAGGTCGGAACCAAGATCGGCAGCGCCGGTCTCGATCTGTGAAGTCATGTGATTAAGCTACTCGCTGAATGAGAACCGTTCCGGAAAGCACACCACGAATGCGCCAAGTTCCGACAACTGGATAGGCACCGTAATCCTGGTTCAGGGCGGGGGCAGGCCCCCCGGTGCCATAAGGCTTGAGCATGTAGTGCCCGATTGGGTAGACGGTCTCGCTGGATGAGGTGCCCGTGTAAACGACGACACCGCCAGCAGGCCCTTGCGGACCTGTGTCACCCTGAGGACCACGAACGCCCTGGGGACCAGCAGGCCCTTGCGGACCCTGGGGACCAGAAGGACCCTGAGCGCCCTGGTAGCCCTGCGGCCCCGTCGGCCCAGTCGGTCCCTGAGCGCCAGCAGCACCAGTCGCCCCATCGACACCCCTGGCGGCCACCTTGGACCACTTCGAGGTATTGCTCGGGGCCACGTTGATGGTCTCTCCCTCTCCAATTCTGATGAACGCCTCGCCCAGATAATGGACGACGTCTTCAGGAAGATAGTTCGAGGTGCCGACGTAGAGCCCACGCCAGACCATACCAGGGGAACCTTTTGGGCCCGTGCCACCGGGGCCCTGCGGTCCAATGACACCTTGCGGACCTTGTGGACCTGCTGGACCAGTTGCTCCAGTGGGGCCGATAGGTCCGACCGGGCCGGTGTTGCCTTGTGGACCCTGGACACCCTGCTGACCTTGGCCGAAGGCAGCGCCCGTGGACCAGTCGCCGGTAGCGTTCGACAGCTTGAAGAACACCTTGCCCTGGGTCATGTCGAGAAACGAGAAGCCCTGAGGTTGGGTGTCGTATAGCGCGCGGTCGGCGGTGACGCCGATGGCCTTGGGCTCGAACGACGGACCAACAATACCCTGAAGACCTTGAGGTCCACGAATACCTTCGGGACCTTGCGGGCCTTCTGGGCCACGGGGGCCTGTCGGACCGATTGCCCCCTGAGGACCTTGAATGCCGACCGGACCTTGATCACCTGTTGGGCCTTTGTCGCCAACCGGGCCGCGCGGACCTGAGGGCATGTTCTGCTCGGTGTAGATCATGAAGCCGCCGTGTTCGTCGAAGCCCATGATCTTGTTGCGGCGGTCTTCGATAGACGGGATGATTAGGTTGACACGACCAGCGTCACTCTCGGGGGCGATAATGGTGCTGGTTGCGATGTAGATCGCAGCGTCGTCAGCTTCCTGGGCGATAAAGAGTGCCTGAAGGTTCGCCGTGTTGAGGTCGACGGCGCGCAGTGAGGAGCCGTCCGCAATGGTTACGATCGCAGTCTCTCGGGGCGTCTCGCGGCCGATTTTGATCTTGCCACGAGTGAGCGCCGTGGCAAACCTCAGCGAGCCAGCGCCCATCCACGTGAAGTCGCCATAGGGATTACCGTCGACGTAGACCTTGACGTGGTCTCGGGCGAGGTAGGGGAAATCGAAGGTCCAGTCCTTGGTGACGCCGTCAGCGTCGTAGAAGACCATGGACTTGAGGGCTGATGCCATGTGTTCCTTTGATCGAAATGAGAAAGGCCCCCAGGGTTAACTGAGGGCCTCGTTGAGGTTGATTTGTGGTTAGTGCCTCGGTGGGCGCTTGGGCATGTCCGAGATCAGGGCGTTAAGGCCCATAACAATCGGGAGGGAGTTCCCGAAGGGCAGGATGCGCGTGAGCGACCGAGCCTCTTCCTGGGACCACTGGCCGTCGCGGGACAAGCCAGCGACACCACGAGTTGCCTGTGTGAGGTCATCCAAGCCGCCCATCGTCGGGTTGCCAAACAGCATGTTACTCGCCTGACCCGTGGTGCGGGTGTAGGAGAACAGCGAGTTCTGCCCGGAAGCGTAGAGCCCGGTATCGAGCAGCATCGGGATAATCGACGACATGCCAGCTCGGGAGAAGCCAGCGGCCATCAAGTTCTGCCCGCTCAGACGATCTTCAAGGAACTTGTCCTTGTCTTCCCGTCCGAGGGCCTGGAGCTTCATCTGCGCAACGTACGCAGCGGTGCCCAAGGCGGATGTCAGGATGAGCTGATGCAGCGCTGTGAGGTCCCGCATGTTGAGAGACTTCAGCGTCTGCTTTGCGTAAGCCCCAACCATGAACGTGCGGAACTGCATGAGGATTTTGGCGAGCGGATGAGACATCCACATAGCCATGTTCCCGATGTCGTTCTTCTGGATCACCTGACGGCTCAGCCGGTGGGCGGCCTGGAGGAACGCTTCCCGGGCTTCCTTGTCGGTCCACTTGTCGAAATGGGCTCGCATGACCTTGCGGCCCGTGATGAAGCCGGTCTCATGCTCGAAGTTGCCCTCGGTGTTGAACATTTTGACGATGCGGGCGGTCATCTCCTTATCGAGGCCCAGGTCGGCCAACCGCTTGGCTGACATACCTTTGCCGCCCTTTGCGGCAATGTCGGAGAACTTCTGCACGATGGCCTTGGCGGTCCACCGCTCCAGCATGACGTTCGCCTGGGTGAGACCTGAGATTTCAGAGGTGACCTTGTTCGCCTTGTTCAGGCCCCGCTCGACGACGTCCCGCCAAGTCTTGGTCGGTTCGCCCTGGAGATGGGTGAGGTCTTCAAGGTTGTAGTTCGAGCTGTGGAGCAGGCGATCTGCGCCGACACCCATCACAGCCTCTAGGTCGTGCCCGAGGCCAGACTTCAGGATCGATGCGCCATCTTCGTCGATTACGCGGCGAAGGGCAGGAGCCTGCGACAGCGCCGCCTTCCAGCCAAGGGACGCGATAGGCATTCCGATTTCGGCCAACTGGGCGAAGCCGACTTGGTTCATGATGCGGGCAAAGTTGAACTTGCGGAGCATCCGAAGGGTCCAGCCTGCGTTGGTCGCGTCCAGGCTGTTCGTCGGTCGACCGAGAATGGAGGCGTAGGCGAACTCTAGGCGCTTTATGCCGGTAGCGGCTTCGGCCTTTGTCAGCTTGCCTTCTGAGATCAGGTCGGCGTTCTTCTGCCTGACCATCCCGACGTATTTGTCCCACTCTGCGTCGCTGGTGAAGCCGTTGATCAACATCTCCCCGGAGACCGGGTCCTTGAAGCGATAACGGGCCATAGCCACACGGCCCATGGTGTTGCGCATGTAGTGGGTGAAGTTCGCCTTCGCGTCCGTGACGAACAAGTCGGAGAGCTTCAGGTCCTCCGTCGTGCCGGTGAGAACGTTCCTCATCTGGATCGCTGGGAGACTTTCGTCGAGCAGCAGGCGAGCCTTCAGGTGTTCCGAAGCTCCTTTGTTACCCTTAGCGGTCGTGCCACCATTGAGCTGCCAGCGCAGCGCTTCCGCGTCTTCCTTAACGAGGCCGTAGTGGTTCTCCAGCATGTCGACGAGGGCGTCCATGTTGGCCTTGCTCAGCCTGAACGACGAGACGTCTTGCAAGCCGTGGGCGCGGTCGATGACGGCCCTGGTAAAGGCTTTGGAGGTTCTGTCGATAAGGTCGTCCTTCAGCGCCGTGTTTGCCGACTTCATCGCTCTCCCAATCAGGTTGGCGATGGCGTCATCACCGAACATCCGCCGAGCTTCGATCAGCTTGGGGCTGTCCCAATAACGGGGCGCAAAGTGCGGGTCTTCGGGGACAGCGTCGGCGTTCAAGACCGGACGGGCGTCTTCGATCCCTTCGCGGAGGAAGGGGTTCTTCATGAGAGCCAGGGCGTCCCGGTACAGCTCCGCCTGCTTGTTTCCCATCTTGATGACGGCAGGATCGTATCTGTCGGCACGACCTGAAGCCCGGTCACGGATGTAGGCGTCGATCTGCCCATTGAACTCGCGCTCGATCTGCTCCGATCCGAGACCCTTTGGCTGACGGGCGCTGAAGTCACGGAGCTGCGTGTCGTAGGTCTGCCCGTGGTAGATGACCTTCTCTTCGTAGAGGCGGGTCAAATCCTCGCTTGCCGAGATGACGTTGACGGCACCCTGGGTCTTCCCTGTGCCGTCCTGAACGAGGCCAGCCGCTGCCTTGATGAGTGGATTGGCGTCCTGCTGAAGGCGCGCTGAAAGGTCAATGCGCGCACTTCCGCCGAAGGTCTTGGCGAAGTCCTTGTCCTCCAGCAACCCAAGGCCGTCCTCATTGAGGAATGGCTCAGACCTGGCTGTCTTGGCAGCGCCAACCGAACCGGCACCCAAAGGTACCCCGTCGTACTCCATAGCGGCCCTTTGAGCGACACTCTGAAGGTGCGCCCCTTCGGCAACCGTTGCGGGGTTGTTGAACAGGTGCCCGACAGCGCCACCAATGCCGAAGCCGAGGACCGTTCCGTAGAGGAGGTCCATCTGGTCCCGGTGAGGGTTCACAGCGTCGGCCACAGCGGCGGAAGCGAAGCCACCGGCAGCACCGCCCACAGCACCCGTAAGGGCACCGGAGAGGCGACCAGCGCGTCTCGCGAAGACCAGCTCAGGGGCTACTGTCGAGGCCAGGAGGTCAGCACCGAGAGCTACTGGATCAAATATTTGGTTGGCGATGGTCAAGGCCGTACCGGTGAAGCCAGCATTGGAGAGGCGCTGGCCCCGGTCCCAGTCATCCTTTACCCGTCCCAGATTGCTTTGGTAGTCAGCCTCAGAGACGCTGGCGAGTTGATCGGTGTAGCGTTCGACCTCACTTGACGGGATGCCCCGAGCTTCGAGATCGGTCTTCACCCGGCCAGCGGCGAGCGACCAATTCGGGTCGGGCTGATAGCCGGAGGGCTGCTGTGCCTGGAGCCATGGGAGCGTCTGCTCGCGGTTATAGGCGTCAGACTGAAGCTGCCACCAACCGGGCTCCGCTACCTCAACCTCGGGGGCGCGTGGGGTCTGTGCCTGCCACGTCGGTACCTCGACGGCTGTCATGCCAATGTCCGAAGAACCATTGGTGGACTTCTGGATGGGCGTGTAGGTGCCCCCGAGGAGTGCAGCGGCTTTCCTGCGCTGGGCATCCATGTTGCTGCTCTCGACCTTCTGGCGCACCGTGGTGCCACCATCGACCGCGTTGTAGCGGCCTGGGGAACCAGCGTTGATCGTTGAATACATGTCGAGGAGGCTCATACCGGATTTCCATCCGTTGGCCTCAAGGTAGTCAAAGGAGGACTTTACGGCGTCCTCTTCGGACACACCCTCGTGGTAGCCGAATTGCGCACGTTGGGGCTCGCCCATTTGGATGAGGCCGATGTGCTGACCCCACTTAGTTCTTGGACCCTTCTGCCAAACGTCGAAGGTGCCCCCGGTTTCGAAGCCCACGAGGGTGGCGAAGTCGAGAGGATCGGCACCACGACGCTTGCTTTCGTCGATGATGGCCTGAGCTAGTCTAGAAGTCATTCTTCCTCATGGGTGAAACTGAAAGACCCCCGGAGGTTAAGCCGAGGGTCTCGTTGTGGTTTATCGGTTGCCTCCACCGAAGTTCGGGGGAGTGAAGCCGTTGTCGGGATACTTGGGCTTGGTTGGGTCTTCGACCTTTCCAACCCGTCGACCGGTCTTCTTTAGCGTCGGCTTGGTGCCGTCCTCGGGGACCGTGATCTCGAACACTTCGCGGGTGCGTGGGTCGACGAAGGACTTCCCATCATCCCCGGTGGGGAGGAGCTTGTTGGCCTTGGCCACGCCCTTGACGGATGTCTCGTTGATCGCCTTGCGCTGCGCCTCTTCGGCTACTGCGCGGCTGCGCTCTCGGATTGTCTTGAGAGTGACGAAGAAAGGCTCCCCGGTCTTGTCGTCCTTCACGGTGCTGCCCGTGTTCTTGTCGATCAGGACAAACCGGCCACCGGAGCGGTTGATATCGTTCATCGGGAGGATCGTGATGTCCTCATTGCCGATTTGAAGGTCCTTCAGGACGCCGGGGTTGGCGGATGTGAAGTCGCTTACGATGCCATCCAGCGTGTCGCGATAGTTGTCGGGCAGGGATGACTTACCCACTTCCAGTAAGGAGCCGTTGTAGGTGAGCGAGTTCCTCTTGACGCTGCCATAAGCTGCCTCAATGGCCTTGTCCGGGTCCATGCCGCCCCTGACGAGGCGCTTGGCCACCGAGGCTACACGTTGCTGGCCTGCTGCCGAGTTCCAGGGATTGGTGCTGGTTCCGAACAGCCCCCAGAGCCAGCCGTCGTCGGTGGCGAGGGTCTTGACCCGCTGATCAATCCTGTCGTTCTGCTCGCGGGTGAAATTCAGCCCGTCAACCTGAACAGGCTGGGACGTGCGAACAGCGAACTCCAGCGCTCCTGCATCGGACATCTGCCGGCCATCCTCGCCGGTCATGCCGTCCTTGGCGATGATGAAGCTTTCCATGAAATCACGGTCGGCTTCTTTGAGGTACGACATGTAGGTGTTCTTGGAGGTGTTGTAGAGCCAGCGCGCTGTGTTCACCTTCTCCATCACCTTAGAGAGAGCCTCCGGGTTCTGGGCTAAGTCAACCGACGCTGCACCCGCAATCCCAGACACCAGGGCCTTGATCTGCGGATGCTCCAGTCCAGCGAGCTGTGCCTTGCGAAGCTCACGAGCGACGGTCTCCTGGGGTTCCTCACGGTTGGCCTTAGCGATGGTGCCCGACCGCTGCATGTAGCGATTGAACGCCTCTTGCTTGATCGTGTCGGCCTGGACGGTCTTCTGCTCTTTGTTTCGGTCTGTGTAGGTGAAGTCCGTGACCCGGTCGAGATTGTCTTGATCGAGCAGCGCGTCAGCGTCGGTATCTACCTGACTGAGCGTTGCCTTATCATTGCGGATGCCGATGGCCTTGGCCGCTTCGGTTTTGATCTGGAGAACCCGGTCTCGATACTCACGCTGTGCGGAGAGGGACGTCTTGCCAGCTCGACCGGCGTATTCGGCATCGACCATTGCCAGAGCGTACTCGGGGTGGGTCTGGGCCATTCGCGCGGCAGCGTTGAGATACTCCCTATCGAGAGCCTCGTCGTTGGTCCCGAGGGAACCCTTTGAGCCCAGCTCGCCGCGCATTTGGTTCAGCTTGGAAGCGAACTCTGCCGGCTCCATCTGCTGGCCAGCCCATTCATTGGCCTTGTCGTTGATGACGGTGAATGCGGTGTCGGTCGTCGATTGGTTGGTCCGGTCAACTCGGTATCGCTGCTGGCGACCCAGGACGCTCATCTTGTACTGGTCCCAGGTGCGGGACGCCGAGGCAATGGCGTTCGGGTCAGACAAGCCGCTATCGCCGATAGCCTGTTGGAAGCGTCCAGCTAGGAACTTCTCGGGATCGCCGTCGGCCCAATCGAACTCGGTGTTCAGCAGCTCGTCGGTCTTTGCCGCCTCGGCCTGTGCCCACTTGTTGCCGTAGACGCTCTGACGGGCAGCGTTGGCGATCTTGTCGTCTGTGACGTCCATGCGACCGGCCTTAATGTCGGCGCGCGTCTCTTCGAGCGTCTGACCAGCGATCCGCTTCTGGAAGATGGCTTCCTGCCGCTCGCGTTCCTCCTTGGAGGTCTTGCCAGCGATCCCGACGAGGCCGCCAAAGACACCCGAGAAGGAACTCAGGGCGTCAGCCAAACGGGCCGCGTTCTGGTTCTCTACCGGGCGCGGAGGGGGCGCGTAGGTGTCCGACTGCATTGGAGCGGGTCGGAGAGCAATGTCAGCTTGTAGGTCCCTGACTTGGACGCGGCCCTGCTGTGCCATTATGCGATCCCCTGGAGCTTAGCGCGCTGCAATCCGCCCCATGCCTCTAGGCCACCTCCGAGGATACGGATGGCGGAGTCGGCAAAGTTCGGCTTCTGTCCCTGCTGGACCGAGTTGATGCGTCCCTCGGCCTGCGCCTGGGTCGCGTCCATCTCTCCACGGAGGTAGTCAGCGTTCATCTGGTAGTTGTTTGATAGGGTCCGCTCATAGCGACCCTGCTGGCCATAGTAATCTGCCACGAGGGCATCGACTGACAGGCCGGTAACGCCCGCCTCACCAGCGGCAACCTCTGCGGTAGCCCTGCCTCTCATGGCGTCAGTGTTGAGCTGCTGAAGCTGTTGGGACGCGGCAGCCCGTTCCTGTAGGGCCCTGTTCTGGTTCGATGCGTAGGTGTTGACGGCAGCCTTGTTGGCAGCCTCACGGTTGTTCTTGTAGTACTGCTGCTGCGCTTCGTACTGCTGCTGCTGTCCCATGAAGCCGGCGACGGTGCTAGCAGCGGACAAAGCAAACTGGGCAACAGCCATACCGACTGCGCCGATGCACATTCCGGTTATGACCTCAGTCTTGCGAATTGGTGGAAGGGTCGCCGCTCAAAGCCATAGTCGTGGTCGGTCTTCAGAAATGAGAAGCCGAGGCGCTTGAGCCAGCGAACGTGAATTGTGTTGCGCGCGTCGATATAGTTGCCGATCAGCGGGCGGACCTTGTGAAGCCTGGTGAGCCACTTTGGGGCCAACTTCACCAGCTCCTTGCGGTGCTTGAATATGGCGGGCGAGGTGACCATCCAGACGATCCCGAAGGCCTTATCCTGGGGGTCGACACCGAAGAGACCTTCAACGGTCCCGTCAGCGTCTTCAGCAGCCCACGCATAGTTGCCCTGCTGGATCAGCATGGGGAGAACGACCTCAGGCTTCATACCTAAGGCCGCCCAGCATTCAGCCCTGTCAGCTTCACGCAGACGCGGAGCCAAGGAGACAGCATCGGCCACCTTGGCCCTGCGAATGGTGATCAGGTTTAAATCCTTCGTGACTTGGGGACGTAGTTGCCGAGCCACTCCACGCTCAGGAGTGAGCAGGGGAGATAGCTGTCGTTGACGATGTCGACCTTGACACGGTCGTTCTTCATCAGGATCGGGACGCGGGTGACGCCGTCGCTCAGGTGAACTCTGTCCACCCTGTTCTCGGGATCGCCAAGCATTCGCCCGTTGGTCACATAGGGACGCATTGGGCCGGCCAGAGGGGAGACCTCGACGCGGAAGAAGGCGGTCTTCGAATAGAGGAACATGAGCTGGATGAGCTGGAGCCGTCCTTCGGAGATCACCGTCACACCGCCGCTCTTGCTCTCCTGTCGGATGAAGATCGTGGATAGCCGGTATCGCATCTCGTAGGGGATGCCGAAGTACAGCGGGACGTCACGGAAGTCGCCCTTAAGGATCACGTGTGTGGGCTCCGTCTCCAGAGGAGTGATGTGCAGCCCAACGTTCATCTTCGGGGTACCGCTCGTGCCCGCAGTGACGCACATATGTGGCTGTCGGGTGATGTCGAACGGCATCGGGAAGTACGTCTGATCCTCGTAAGGGTTGTATTCCATCCCTGCCGGGTTCACGACCTCGAAGCGGCGATCCAGATGCGTGATGAAGGTGGAGTAGGGGTCCACTCCTCCAGGCTCCACGTCCATGGCCTCAAGCACCGTTTCAGCGCCACGCTGGAGAACCAGAATGAGCTGGGAGCTGATGAAGCCAAAGTCGAGGATGTTCGTCACGCCAGGGAACGTCCACTTGCTCCACGAGGCGAGGAGCTTCTGGTCGTTGGCCCAGTAATACTTGTAGACCCAGAGAGCCTGGGGCTCCCCGTCCGACTGCACCACGAGGATGTCCTCATGGGTCGATGCGGCCATCTTAATGATGGAGCCGGGGATGTACTGGGGCACGTGGCCGGTGATGTCCTCGGCCCGAGCATCACCTGTCGATCGATCTATCCGGTATTCGCGCACCATGGAGAATTGACCACGATCCACAGGGAAGAAGATCGCGTCCCCAACGGTCACCGGGCGGGCCTTGTTCGAGGTCGCGTAGGAGGTGGTCGAGCGGATCGAGGCCGTCTTCGGCGTCAGCAGCTCGTTGCCCATGAGGGAGAACTGGACCTGATCCGCGAAGAGGACCAGCCGGTCGGAATAGCCAACTGCGGATCGTAGGACGGATACACCGGTTTCACCGGCTGCCACGTCAATCGGATCGTCGTCGAGCAAGCTCGTGGCTGTTGCCCGCCAGAAGTCGAAGAACGAACCAGCACGGGATAGGATCACGTTCTCGCCCGAAAGGAAGCCGAGGCGGTTCTTGAAGAACACGATATCGTTGATCGTCTGGCCCACGAAGGAGGGTTCCGGGGACGTCTTGTCATCGCCGGCCTTGCGCTGATCCCAGGCAGCCTTCTTGAAGGTAAATGAGCCGTTGGCTTCGCGGACGAGGACGTGCGGCATGGTCGCCGCGTTGAGGCCCTTCACGATCCCAGGCTTCGGGATTTCCTTCCAGACACCCGGGCTCGACCCTGAGGCTGGCGTGGAGAAGCGCACGAAGTAGTCGTCGAACTCTGTCGAGACGGAGCCGGTGACCTGCACTGCCATGGTGTCTTCGCAGTAGGAGGGGAGGTCCGAGAAGTCCTGGACGGTCTGCTGGATCGCCTTCATAGCATGGCCGTTGTAGCCGTCCTCAACGGCAATGGAGAACGAGGCACCATCGTTACGGCGGATGTAGATTGTCCCCTTGGTGACCTTCACGGTCCACCCATTGGCAGCCGTAATTCCCTTGGCGTTCAGGTTGGTGTCGGTCGGTTTCCATATCCAGTCGCCATTCGGCTTGCCGTTCACCGTCGTTTCCAGCGCTACGGTCTCGCCAGTGGCCAGCCTGCGCGCAATGAAGTTGGTGTCGACAGCTGGGGACTGTGCGGCGCTGGTTCCGTCCGGGGTGCGATACCAGCCGACTACAGAGCCGTTTATGATGATCTTGTAATCCTTGCCGTAGTTGCCGGCCATCACGTGGATGATCGCCTCGCTTGGCGACAGGGGTTCGATCACCGAGGGATCGAGCTGGGCTGCCTTGGTGGTGTTCGTGATGAACGTGTAATCACCTACCGTGAAGGACCTGTAGGGTGGCTTTGCGGGGCTCCCTGGGTATTGCAGGTAGCTGAAGCCGTCAGGCGTGTTCACGACCTTCTCGTTGCCCTGGAGATCGAAGACCTTGATCCCGTAGGGGGACATCAGGACTTCGTACCGCTCGGTTGCGTCACGATTGATCATGTGAGTGTGGACGGCTGAACCCAGGGTGCTTGAGAGCATTGCCCTACGCTGCGTCGGTGGGCGCTTCCTGAGGCCGTCCACTACGGTGGAATATGCGTTGACCTGAAGGTCACCCTGGGAGGCCAGCCGCAGCGCCATCGCCTGCTGGCTGACGCCGTTGGCGAGGTTCGGGATCGACCCGCTAACCTTGGCCATTATGAGCGACCCGTAAGCCGCTGCATGAATTGGCTATCCTTCAGCATGTTGGGGCCGACGCTGTCGATCTCCTCATCCATCAGAGCGGACCTTGCGGCCTCTTCGTCCTGCTTGGTGTAGGAGTGCATGGCGTCATCGCCGAAGTACCGGTCTTGATACTTTCGGGCGGCCTTGATCGTGATGTAGAGGCGCGCGCTGGAGGGCAGCTCGTCGAAGCTCAGGCCGTAGACGATGTTGACCGTTACGGGGCCCTCGAAGGTGAACGTGAAGTCGGTCTTGTTGTAGAGCCGGGTGCCGCGCTGGATGCAGTTGAGGTTTGCGCTTTCGCCGGTGGTGTCGACCTTGAGGGTATTGCGAGGGAGACGGATAAAGCCTTCCTGATCGGGAGCGATCTTCAGGCCTTCGTCAGAGTTGAAGTTCCAGCCCCGGGTCTGGACCTCCACGGAGGTTGCACGGAGCGTATTCTTTGCGAGCGAGGCGTCGATAACGACATTGTCCTCAAGCGTGGAGATCGGGCTGTCCGACCCCGTCGCGAGGATTTCATTGATCGCCTCAAGCTCTGTCAGGGGTGGAAGGCCTTCGGCCATCAATCCTCCGGGGGAGCGAGAAACAGAAAAAAACCGAGGCCCCGTCAGGAGCCCCGGTTCTGTGGTGGTGTGTGGCTGATTAGGCCGTGGTGAGTTCGATGGCGCACTCAGGACGCAGCGAGCCGTGGCCGACCGCGTACTTGGCGACGAACAGGGTGCCCTGACGGGAGACCATGTATTCGTCCTCCAGAGCCACATCGAGCAACTTCACGGTGCCGGCAGCGCCCTTGTGGAAGATCGCGCCAGCGGTCTTGGTGAAGTCACCCTGGTACTTGGCCGGGCCGTCTGCGACGGTCGTGCCGTTCGGCAGGTTCAGGGACTTGAAGAGCGGGATGTCCGCGATCTTCACGACGGTGCCGTCCGAGTAGGAGCCAGCGCCGTTCCAGTCCTTGTTGATGACCTTGGTGTTCTGAGCCAGCATGTAGTACTGCGTCGGCTTCAGAGCGCCCCAGCGGTCACCCTTCGGGATGTACTTCTCGTCGAACACGACGGCTGCGTCGAAGAAGGTCTTCGCCAGCACTTCGCTGTCCGTGAGCATGGCCGCGTTGGTGATCTTGCCACCACCCGGCAGACCGTCGACAACGGCAGTGCCGCGCGAGGCCAGGATGATGGTGCGAGCCACGTTGCGGTCATAAGCCTGAGCGAGTTCTTCGCCCATCTGCTTGGTCATCTCCGAGCGGGTCTCGAAGTGGTTCATCTTCTCCCAGATGCCAGCCGTGAAGTAGTCGGTCAGCAGGAGGTCGTCGATGGTGATCACACGTTCGTTGAACTTGGCCGCCGTACCGAGGACCTGTTCACCTGGGGTGTGATAGCGGGCACCCGAAGTGCGGCCCGTAACGGCGAAGGAGGCGGACTTGCCTTCCTCAATGGAGCGGACCATGTGCTTGTCCGCGAACTCGACAGTGCGAGCGAATGCAGTCAGGACTTCGCCAGTGGCGACCTTGACGAAATTAGCCTTGGGATCGCCAGCGCCATTGGCTGCGCCCAAGAGAGAAACGATGCCAGGATTTCCGGCCATATGTGTATTCCCGTGTTGTTCTGAGGTTTGCGCGGACCTCGGAGCAGCACTGAGAGACTGTTTGGGATTGTCCGGCTTCCGAGCCCTCAGGCTGCGGTCGGCGGGTCGCCAAGTGGTCTTCTAGTGAGACTTCCTTGGTTCCAGAAGGCGGACTTGCCGCCAGTGATCACCGCCTAAAGAGGGGTGTGATCTGCTCAGGAACATTCAGTCGGGAATTGGTACGGGGCAGGGTGGGCGCTACTCCACCTCGTCGGCTTGCTGCCCCGTATGTCAGTGGGAGAGGTTGTCGTAGAAGGCGATGAGGCGCTTGCCGCAGTCGGTCTTCTGGCTCTCCGATTTCTTCAGCGCCGCGATCAGGTAGATCACCCGCTTCTTCGGCATCGGGCCAGCACTAGGCGGCGCGACGGTAGTTGAGAAGCACACCCGCAAGTCAGCAGGTAGCTCCGGGTAGGAAGGCGCGATGATCTTACTTCCAGAGGTCGCGCAAGCGCTCAACGTCAGGGCCACTAAGGCACTCACGGTCAGCGTCTTCAAGCGTGTCCACATAGGCGTTCAGTTCGTCGATCTTAGTGTTGAGGGAGGCTTGCCGTTTGGCTGCCTCGGTGGCGCGGATGGCGTCCTGCTGGCGAGCCTTACGCTCCCCTTCGATCACCTTCACGGCAGCCGAGAGTTCAATCTGGGTCGCCCTAAGCTCAGCCTTGTGGGCTGCATCGAGCCTGCCCTTGCCATAGACCACTCCAATGATGGTGAGGATCACGACGAGGCCAGCCAGATAGCCGTAGATGCGGGGGGTCAGCGGAGGCCCTCCAGGCACAGCTTGCGTTCATCAGCCCGTCGATTGACGAGACCTTTGACCACGCGGCCACCAGACTTGTTGAAAGCAGGGAGCCGCTCACAGGCACCTCGAATGTCACCAGCGTTGATCTTTGCGGTGACTGAGGAGGCACAGAAGGCCGGCTCTCCAATGTTGTAGGCGAGAGACAGGAAGGCCACGTAGCTCTTGTCCGGGATGGACGCCGGAGCCTTGAGACACTTGTTCATGTTGGTTGAGAACTCGACGAGCCTCTTACCGAACATCTCCTTGCACTGGGTAATCGTGTAGCTGTCACCGAGTTTGACACCTCGGGTCTCGCCAAAGCAGACCGTTGGGACGTCACCCTTGATGGGGATGTATGCCTTCGTCTTCAGGCCCTCGTAGGACCCGATGACGGTGACGGCCAGTGCGAGTGCACCAGCCGCCAACGATTTGGGTAACTTCATCGGATGTTGTTGGAACGTCCGAGCTTGGCCTCGACCTTGGCGCGGAAGGCATGATCCTTCGCGTACTCAGGCTTGGCCATGTCACGCTGGACCTCTGCCCAGCTCGTGTAGGCATCGACGCTCGCACCTGCCGGCTTGCCCCCGATCATAGTCGGGTCCTTGCCATTGGTTGCCTCGTACTTGGCCTTGAGCTGCTCCATTGCGGTCACCGCAGCGGACACGTCAGAGCCCTGCATGGTGGCATTGAAGGTGTCGATCTCAGCGCCCGTCAGGCCGGTCTTGGCCCAGACGAACATGGTGTCCATGGCTTCTTTGCCACCGGCAGCAGTAGTGATGCGCTGGGTAGCGATCTCGGCCAGGGCCTTCTGACCTTCAATGAACGCGTCGACAGTCGCCCGGTCATGTCCGATCTTCTCGGCCGCAGCGTAGTCCTCGTCGGACAGCTTGCCGTTGGCGGCGAAGTTCTCGTTCAGCTTGGCAACTACCTCGGAGGCCTTGGGAGCTTCAGCCGGTTCGTCGGCCTTCTTCTCTTCAGGCTTCTGCGCATCACCCCCGGTCTTGTCTTCTTCGACTGCGGCCTTGGGTTCGTCCTTGGGCGCACCAAGCTTGGCCTGGAGTTCCTTGTAGGCCTTAGCCAGGTCTTCCGGTGTGGCGAACTTCTCGTCCAGCCACTCGGGACGCTCAGCAGGTGCCTTCTTGGCAGCTTTGGCTGCGGCCTCTTCGGCCTCGACCTGGGTACGGGCTTCAGCCTCAGTGGTCGGAGCCTTGGCAGCAGCCTCGGCCATTGCCTGGGCGGCTACATCAGCCGGCGAGGGGGTCTCGGCGTTCTCGACTGTATCGCTCATCAGTGGGCCGTGTAGACGTTGCCGCTCAGGAGCTTGGTCTGGTTCTCAGCCAGCCCATCTGCTTTGGCTTTGGCCTTCGGCTTCGGGGCCTCGTTGACTGGCTCCACAACGGGAACTTCGGGTTCAATAGTCGGCGTCACTGCCGGGGTCTCATCAGCCATTCTGTTCTCCGTTGGCTTGCTGCTGTTGTGCTGCGTCGATCTTCATCCGCTCTTTGCCCATGCCGCCCATCTGAGCGATGGCTTGCGGGCCGAGGTTCTGAGCCATGGCCATTAGCTGTGCCTGCTGGTCTGCCTGAGTGATCTCTTCGTCGGTCCTGATCAGGCCGCCCATATCGACCCCGAGGGCCGCTCCACGACGCTTGAAGTATTCGCCCATGTTCAGATAGCGCCCGATTGCTTCGGGGCCGCCGATCTGCTGAGCGCCTGCAATGAGTGCGTCGAGGTTGGCTAGGTCATTGCCACGTCCGAGTGCGTCCAGGCCGGTGACGATGGCCGTGGAGGTGATCTCCTTGGGAAGCGGAGGCACCTTGCGAACGAACTCCATGCGGGTCCCGTACAGCTTTGCGACGGGCATCTGGAACTCCTCGGCCAGTAGCGAATAGACGCCACCTAGGCCCTGGTCGAGTTCGCTCGCCATGTAGCGGATTTCCTCTGCGGTCACCCGTTCACCGTTGCGTTGCACTGCGGAATTGAGGAGGAACGCGAAGGACAGCCGTTCGGTCAGCGTCTGCATGAACCGTTCGGCCACCGCGAAGTCTGCCTGCTTCTCAAGCCTCAGGGGTGTGACTGCCTGGGCCTCGCCCTGGACGAACCCGCCGTTCTCGGCAGCAGCCAGTTTCTTGACGCTGATGGTTGAGTTCGGGCTGACGATCCAGACGACCTTAGCGCCCTGGACGGTTCCGTCACGGAGAGCCTCGGTCAGCACGTCGAGGGAGTTCAAGTCCCCGATGTATTCGTCAACGAAGCCGCGCCCGTAGTCCTCGCCCTCCACGTAGGTGAAGCGGAGGGGAAGCCATGGGAGCTTGTCAGCGGGATAGCTGCCGGAATACTCGCCATCGATCACGACGTCGTCGATCTCTTGGGTGACGATGTATTGGCCGGAGGCGTCGTCCAGGGTGATCTTGGTGTAGACCTCAGCGGTTGTCTGGGGGTCCTTCTGGTCACCGTTGGCTGCCCCGATCTTGGACTTGATGTCCGGTGAAAGGGCCGCTCTGGCGATCTCTTCCTTGATCACGATGTCGAGGACGTTGCCGGCGGGGTCCCGGTTGACCACGTAGGAGGTCAGACGGAAGCCCCTAGGCTTGCCCTTCTTCGGAATGAAGATCAGGTAGTTGCCCGACACGACGAGCTGTCGGCAGGCTTCAAAGGCGATTGGCCGGAACATGGAGCTGTTCATCTCGGAGATGACTGCTCGTTCACGGGCGTTGAGGGCCTTCTCGACCTCGCCGCGTTTATCGGTCGCGTTCGTCAGCTCTTGGAGAGCCAGATCGTCGACCTCGTATTTGAAGAAAGGCGCGTTGATTGGGAACAGGCTGATGCTCAGCTTAGAAGCGAGATGCCTGACGCCACGGGCGCCTAGACCTTGGTTGGGCTCTTGAAACGTCGTCGACCCGTTGGTTCCCTGGTCGGGGACCAGATACGGGACAGTCAACTGAGCCGCGCGCCGTGCCCTCTTGAGGTACGGTTCACGGTCAGTCGAGAGTTTCTCGTAGAGAGCCTTCGCCGGGATAGTCTCCGGGGTCTCTGCCAAGGTTTATCTTGGGATGTTGATGCCAGTTGCGCCGGACTGAGCCAGCGGGATGGTCAAAGCCTTGCGGCCCCGACGGGCTGCTGCGGCGCTTTCGCCTTCAGCATTCGCGGTTCGGGAGGTCTCGTTCAAGACGGGTGCCGTGGGCTTGTCAGCGACAGGAGGTGGAGGAGGCGCGACAGGGTCTGCCTTCTCAATCTTGGGCTTGCTGAAGCACATGCGAGAGGGGCTCTTCTTCCTGTTGTCGGAGGAGGAGCGCAGACAGGTGAGCGATCACCCGCTGTTCGCCTATCAGTGCCCCAAGCTCACGGTCAGGGGTGTGAATGGGAGGGAGCCTGTTCGGGTATATCTTTTGGAGATACTCGACCACAGGCCGTGGAATTGGAGGAGCAGTGATTTCCTCATCGGGAAACACCTGCGTAGTGCTAGTGGTCACCATAATGGACCTCAAAGCAATGCGTAGTGCTAGTGGTATGGGTTGTCATCGACCCACCACCTGACCAATCTTCTTTTGAAGATCCAGAATTGTACCGTCGTTGACGATCACGTGATCTACGAGCTTGTCGCTGATACCGGCTTCGGCCACGTGGCTGGATTTCTTCCGACGCCTGACGACTGGTTTCAGCTTGATGATCTTGCCGCCGTTGAGATGAATGGCCGCCGCCTCGTTGTCGAAGCGGCAATCATCAACGACCGCGGTGCCTGGGATGAGGTCGAGCAGGCGCTCCCAAGCTTCGATCCAGAAGGTGTCGCCCATACATATGCGGCCCCATTCGGTCCCCAAGGTCTCCATCGCGTGGCGTGGTGTGCGCCCGTTCAGGTACTTGCAAGGCTCCTCCTTGAGGTCACCCTCAATACGCCTTTCCAGTTCCGTACCGAACACGCCCTGGGACTTGTAGTAGGCCCGGAGCATGTCCTTCAGTGGCCCTGCGAACTTCGCCAAGGTGAACCCGTGTTCTTCCACGAGGTACTTGGCTGCCTCCGACTTGCCGGCTCCCGAAGAAGCCGACAGGCCGATCAGTCTCGATGCCAGTGAAGTTCCTCCCTGATTTCCTTGATGATGCGAAGGTTCTTGATGGTCGGATACTTTTGCATTCGCTCCTCGACCCTCCGCACAGCCTCGTCATCGCTGGAAGCGTCGAGGCGGGTTCGTCCATAGCCCGTGATTATGAAGTAGCGGACGTCAGGTTCGGCGCGCTGGCAATGGCGAGTGCAGATGTACTTGGGCCCCTTACAATGGCATTCCTGCCAATTGGGGTTCAGGTCAACGGCGTCCAAAGAATGGGCTCCTTCTTCTGATGATCGTAGTCGTCGTTGTGGAGGATGCGCGCGAGGCGCGCCTGGAGGAGAGCGTCCTCTCGGGTCAGCCCAGCTTTCTCGTAGTGGGAAACCACCGTCTCCCAGCGACTGAGCATGTTGATGTCCCGCCAGCGAACCTCAGTCTCACCCTTACGCTTCCCACGTTCGATGACGTGGTCGTAGCGTTCGGCTCCCGTCATGGTGAGGAGCGCAGTGCGGGCAGTCACCGGGCCAACGCCTGGACAGCCTGGGTAACCATCAGTGGTATCGCCGGTCAGCGTCTGGGTGAGGAAGTTAAGCTCGGCCTCGTCGGGGGTGACCGTGATGATCTCGCCGTCGCGGTAGAGCTTGCCCGGTATCGTGAGCATGTCCTTGTCCGCTGAGACGATGATCTTCTCGCCTTTAATGATCCTCGGGTTGGTCGCGAGGATGCCCATGACGTCGTCTGCCTCGATCCCCGGCTTGAACTTCGCACCATGCTCCTCAATGAGCCAGCGCTTGACCTCGTTGGTGCCCACCGGCTTGCGGGAGCGACCAGCCTTGTAGGCCGGGTAGATTTGGTGCCGGAAGGTCTCACCTTTGGAAAGGCAGATCACCGAGGCGTCAGCGTCGAGGTCCCGCTCGATACGCTTGACGGTGGCCAGGATGGTGGCTTTGACTTCCTTGACGTCGCACGTCAGGGTCCACTCATCGTCTCCCCAGTCGATCTCCTTCTCCAGGGCAGCGCCGGTCGATACGACGAGGATGTCCCCGTCGATCAAAAGTGTTCTCAATGGTTCTCCTTAGAAGAAGAGGTAGGAGCCGCAGCAGCGGCATACAGTGTGGTAGGAGACGTAGGCGGTACGGTTCCCATCCTTGTCCAACATGGTGGACTTGACGGTCTCGTCATCGTGCCAGCCGAGCCAGCAGAGGAAGCGGCGGATCATTTGGCCCAGGTGTGGCGGATCGTTCGGAACACCGGAGGGACTTCTTGGCAGATGCCGGACACCATCGACAGTACGATAGCTAGGGGCACCAATGGGACCGCGTAGATGACCACCGCAAGGCGGCGACCGAAGTGGGTCTCGTAGTTGGCGGCTTTCTTCAGTTTCATTCGATCTCCGTGATCCCGTACTTATTCGCGAGGTTCTCCCGCATGGCCTCCCGGTCGGCCACCTTCAGTTGCCCAGCTATGGATGCGCCTAAGAATGCTGGCCGCGTCTTCGGGGTCGAGGTGGAACCATTCGGTGCCGGGGATACGATGCTGAGCCAGCAGCTCGTGAAGAATTGCTTCAGCTTGTTTGCGATCATCAAAGCTCCTCGTTTCGTGGAAGGTGTAGGCCCGGTCAGGGTCATTGGTATTCATCTGTCGGAGCCTGTTTCCCAGGTCCTTGGCCAGCCCCACCTTGCACCGCCCAGGCCACGCGGGATTAGCCGCGATGTAGACGTGCCCAGGGGTGTCGAGGGGGTTCTTAGTGTGTATCTGCCCAGCTCTGACCCACGACGGAGTTGCCGGCGAGCGGGCAGCGGAACTTGTAGTACTCTCCAGCGAGGCGGATGGCGTCTTGCGCCGTCTGACCCACCAGCTCGGCAATGTCTTCATCTGCCTCGATTTGCCACTCGTCATGGACGTTGGCGACGAACTCATAGTTCACGCCAGGAACCAGTCCGAGGGCCTGTAGGTTGTTGTCGAGGATCACTAGGGCTCTCTTCATCTGGATCGCACCAGCAGACTGCAGGAGCGTATTCAGTGAGGAGTGAGCCGAGCGAACCATGAGGATGCGCCCGTCGAGACCCTTGATCCATCCCTGGGTCTTGGCCTTCTTCTGGACGGCTTCGGATAGGCTCTTGAGGGCCGGAAGTGCCTGGAGGAACTTTGCCCTGGAGAGCTTCCCGGCTGCGATAGCCTTCTGCTTCGACGAGGTGATCCCGAGGATGTTCCCGAGGTTCTCGTCACCGGAGCCATAGATGAACGCGTAGAACCAAGTCTTGGCTACCTCTCTGCTACACCCAAGCGCCGCAGCGTTGAGGGTGTGCATGTCGGTCCCTTCGGACTTCTTCCCTTCGAGGACGGTCTTGATGTAAGCGCCGCCATCGTAGGCAGCCATGTAGCCGGCGAGATCGCGCAACTCCAAGGCGTCGGCATCACAGCCTACGAGCTTCTTGCTCTTGCTGACAGTGAAGCAGTCACGGCACTCCCGTCCGTATGGGAGCAGCTCGCCAGTCTTCTTGTCATAGATGCCTGGGACCTGAGCAATGTTGGGCTTCGAGTGGGTCATGCGACCCGTGACGGCACCGTTAGTCGCGACAGCCCCATGGATGCGACCGTTCACGACATGCCGCAACCAGGCCTCTTTGCCCTCGGCCACCTGACCGATGCGCTTTTGGACCATGAAGTATTCACGGAGGACCGCTGCTGCGGGGTACGAGAGGCCCTTGAGGGTTTCCTCATCGACCTTCGCGTGGCCGTCCGAAGTGAACTCCAGCGGCTTCCAGCCGAAGAGCTTCTTCATTCGGTTTGCGACGTCTTGTCGTGACCCCGGATTGAACGGCAGCAGCTTGACTTCGGTGTATGGCGCGTCCGTCGAGTAGTGGCACTTCGGCCAGATCGGCTTCTTGTTGCCAGCCTTATCGAGCTTGAAGTTTCCCTTCCGATCTCGCTCGTAACCGATGGGCTTGAACTGCTTCTGGGAGACACTCCGGTCCAGCGTCGGGGTCTTCTGTCCGAGGTTGCGGAACCACGGCCTGAACTCCTTCTGAAGGGACTTCTCTAGGTCGGCCTTGTGCTGAGCCAGAGTGGCGTACAGCGCGTTGACCTTGCCCATGTCGAGGGCGAAGCCGTAGCGTTCCTGCCGGGAGACGATCCGGCGAACGTCATGCTCCAGATTGATGCTATCTTCCGAGAACCCCTTGGAGTTGACCTTCCGCCAGAGCTGGGTGGTGACCTCGACGTCCTGAACGCAGTAGTCCTGCATTTCCTGGGACCAAGAACCCCAGACGTAGGTGACCAGTTCGGCACCCTTGAGACCTAGGGCTTTCCCCTCGGCCTCCTTGAGCTGCCCGTAGTCACCCTTCCAGGCACCCAGGCGTTGACCCCAGGCTTCCAGTGAGTGTCGCCCGAATAGCTTCTGGCTGATCCACTTGCCCTTGCCCTTCCGCTTCTCTTGCCGGAAGTCGGCGTCGGTCATATCGGCCCACATAAGGCGAGACATGACGATGGTGTCGCGGATAAGGCCCTTGGGCTTGAACCACGGGTAGAGCTTCTGGATGGCGGGGATATCGAAGTCGACGATGTTGTGGCCGACGATGGTGCCGGCTTCCATCAGCGCTTTCAGGCCGAGTTGGATCGGGTATTCGCCACCGTGGTCGTGGCAGGACAGAACCGTATCGGTGTCAGCGTCTCGAATGACCAGCGAGTGGATCGTGGTCAGTTCGGGGATCAGTCCATTCGTCTCGATGTCGAAGACGAGAGTGGATTGACCCATCAGATGGGTAGAAGGTAGCCTTGGCCGAACTCCGGCACCACCATACGCCAACCTTCATAGCGCTCCGAGAAGCGTTCCCAGCGCCGCATGGATCGGTCGAACTGGGCTTGGTCGAAGGGTTCCCGAAGGTACGTGAAGGTGTAGTTGCGGAGGTCCTTATCGAACGCCTCGGTCCGGTACAGGCTGTCCTTATCGAGCGCCACTTGGCAGATGCCAAAGTCGCAGCGCTGGGCGACCACCTCCTTGCGGAAATCGAAGTCCTCCGAGAGGATCACGAAGTTGACCGTGGGCTGGTCTGGAGCCGAGACCTGTACCGACTTGTAGACGTCGGGGAAGTTTCCGTACCCGATCATCTGCTCGACGACCTGTACGGCACTAAAGATGAGGTCCTTGCCCCCATCTTGCTGCTCCCGCAACATCTCAACGTATCGGTCGATGGCGTAGAGATTGTTCAGGTTCTTGGCGCAAGCGATGTCGATGTCTTTGATCGGGCCACGGCCCGTGAGTGTGTCGCGAAGGCAGCCGCCATAGACGATGCCCGTGCCGCCGAGTGCTTCAAACTCAGTCAGCACTTTCAGGAATTGTTCCAATCATTACCTCTTGAATTGCGTTGACCACGTCCCTCCACGCTTCTGCGAACAGGACGATGGTGGCAGTTCTGCCTTGGAGGATTAGGGATGAACCCTCGCGCCTGACTTTGAGGTCCGAGGGGATGTCTTCGTTGGTATGCTGGTAGCTCAACGGATCAGTGCGATGACCACGATGAACGACACGGAGGCCCAGAACGCCCACTCAGAATGGCGTATCGTCATCCGTCTCGTCCTTGAACCCGTGGCCCTTGGCGTCCTTGTCTGCGAAGGGATCGTCCTCGCGAACGAACAGCTTGCCGGTCTCTTGGTCGAACCCCAGGTTGATCGTGGAGCCAGTTGAGCGCCCCGTGTAGCGATCCTTGAGGATGCGGAAGACCGTCGTGGTGGCGATAATCGGATCTTCGTTCTGCTGGTCTCGTTCGAGGCCGAACATGAAGAAGGACCAGAAGCCAATCGCTCGGGAGCCCTTGAAGTGCCGGATCATGACACGTCCGCCTTCCTCGTGGGGTTTCCCATCGGGGGTCGCGAGGTGGCTGACGAAGTGGATGATGACGCCCAACTCGTTGGCGAGCCCGGCCATCTCCTTCATGATCTGTTCGAGGGTTCCTTTCTCGTCACCTGTGTCGGCCATTGCGGTGAGGTGGTCGACGTAGAAGAGCCTTATGCCGAGGCTTGCCGCCATGTAGCGGATTTGCTCCTTCACCAATTCCCAGTCGGTCTGGCCGAAGCTGTCGTAGAAGAAGACCTTTCCTTCCAGTTCCCCGGCTGCTCGGGTCAGCTCTTCTGCCGTCCAGCCACCGTCAGGGACGTGGAACATCTTCCCGGCGATCTTGCCAGCTACGCGCTTGGCTGTTTCGACAGGCTTCTGTTCGAGGAAGATCGCGCCGACGTTCTCACCCAATTCGGTGATGTCGTAGGCGATCTGCTGCATCAGAAAGTCGGTCTTACCGACGCCTGTACCGGCACCGAGTCCGTAGACCTCACCCCAACGCCGCCCATAGGTCAGCTTGGTGAGCTGCTCGATGCACCATGGGAGGCCCCATTCGACGGGCTTCAGGAGGTCGCCCATGATATCCGACACCCCGACGAGTCCGTCAGGGCGGTAGACCTTGGCACCCCATATGGCGTCGATGGTCTCCTTGATCTCGCCGGCCAGGAGCATCTCGTTGGCGTCTTTGCGAGGTAGCGTGGCGATGCGCAGCTTGCCCGGCGTGAACTGGACCAGCTTGCATTCCTCGGCAGCCTTCTGGCCCGGCTCGTCTTGGTCGAAGAGAAGGACGATTTCCTCGAACTTCTCCAACCATTGGAGGTTCTTACGCAGCGCCTTGGCTGCACCTTGGGCACCGTTAGGGATCGAGACGACGGGCCACTTGTGGCTCTGCATCTGGGACAGCGAGATTGCGTCCAGTTCACCTTCGACAACGACGACACGTTTGCCGCCGTCACGCCATAGGTGCATCCCGTATAGGCCGGCCTCCTTGGTATCCCCGAGGAAGCGGAAGTCCTTGCCTTTGAAGCGGACCTTCTGGGCAACCAATCCGCCCGACTGATCTCGATAGTTGAAGAGGCGGACGGTCTCACCGTTCAAGGAGGTTCGGGTGAAGCCCCATTTCTCCGCGCTCTGGAGGTCGATGCCCCGGCCTTCCCATGCGCTGGGCTCGCCTAGAGGCAACAAGTCTTTGGACCGGGAACCCTCGCGGGTCTCGGTGGTGTCTGTCATTCCATCTCCGGGTTCGTAGTGGGAGCAGCCGAAGCAAAAGCCGTGGCCGTCTGAGTACCGGGCGAGATTGTCGCGCGAGCCACACGCAGGGCATGGCTCCTTGCGCAGAAACTCACTGTCGGTCTGGTGCAAGGGTGGTTAGGGTCGGAACCGGTCGTAGAGCTTCATGTACTCAGCGCGGAGCTTCGGGATCAGCACCTTCTTGGCGTGTTCCTCGAACTGCCGTCCGACCATCTCAAACAGGTGCGGCGTGTCCCCTGGGTTCATCAGGGACTGTTCCGACAGCACATAGCGCGAGTGGTACCGTTCTGGTCTCCACTCGATTGAGTACATGCGAGCCATGTCACAGTGGCTCATCTGGGCGCTGGCTTCGAAGCTTCCCAGGGACACCGGGATGGCTACCTTCTCATAGTACTCACGCTCCATCGCATCCATGCGCTTGAGAATTTGCTCGTTGCGCACTCGGTATTCGTGGATCATGGCGAGGAGGTCGAAGATTTGCTGCTCGTACCGGAAGGTCATCTCTCGGACTGTCTCTTGTGTGACGGTCGGGATGTAGCGGTCGATCAACAGGTTGATGTTGGAAAGGGTTCGGGACAGTCGCCCGTCCTTACCCCTCTCGAAGTCGTTCACGTCTGAGTTCTCCTAGCAGTCAGGGAATGGCAGGGGCCGGAGCCCCCGCAGTCAGATCAGGTTGATGATGGCGCAGACGACCGACACAGCGGCGGCAGACCATGAGGTGAAGGCCAGACAGAGGGTTCCCTTGCCAACCTGGGTGGCACCCGTCGTGATGACCCCGACGAAGTAACCAGCGATCAGCGAGATGAACCCCTGAGCGGCACCAAAGGCGTCACCATGGGTGGCGTTGATGCCCACCGCCAGGACAACGATGACGATCCCCGTGAGGATTGCCCCGAAGCAGTGGATGAGGCGGATGGCCTGGTTCATTGGGCGATGGTCACCGGGAAGCCGAGCTGCTCGTTGAGATAGACCATCAGGTCCAAGTCCGACGACAGGCTCGCATAGGGCTCCATGCGGTCTCCCGGCATCATGTACCCGGAGAAGATGATCCAGCCGCCGTTCTGGGCCGGGACGACACGGAACTCACGGCGCTCCTCGACTTCGATCTCGACGGTCTTCTTCTTGGTTGCGACTATGCCCGTCATCAGAACCAACCCATGACCGCGCCGATGATGCCCACTGGGACACCGACGATGCGGACGATGAAGCCGGCAGTCAGCGGAGCGCCGGAGGTTGCCAGATGGATGACCGCAATGAGGTTCATGACCCAGCCGATCAGAGCGGCGATAACCAGGGCGATGTAAGCGAGGGCGGCTGTCTTCATGGATCAGGCCACCAGCTTGCGGATGCGCTTGGCAGCCTTGTCGGCCTCGGCGGCGCGTTCTTTGGCAGCAGTCTGCTGCTCGATCAGGCCGGCGATCTTGGCATCCAGGGCGGAAGCTTCGGCGTTCTCGTTGGCCACCACAGCGTCGAGTTCATCGACAGCCTTCTGGAAGACCGACAGGGCATGGGAGGTGGACGGCTTGCGGAGCAAGTGCTTCATTTCTTCGCTTTCACAGGTTGATTTTGCAGGATGTAGTCGAGAGCTTCCATGCGACCGGCAGTCGGTGGTTCGTCGATCCAAGCCTGGGGAATAGACTTGTCGGCGTAGAGGAAGCCGTGGGTCTCGCACCACATGGCGTATGTGGTCTTCGACTGTTTGGAGATGCGGGTCCGAGAGTTGCTGAAGACGAACCGGATATCGAGTTCCGGGTGCTGCTCTTTGATGAGCTTGTGCTTCTGGCGGTCCGCCGTGACGAACTGACCCTTCGTCTCTACGATGATGCCGTTCCGCAGCAGGCGGATGTCCGGCATGTATTTGGCCAGTCTGGCCGGCACCTCGTAGGTGATCTTGAACTCTTCGTAGGTGTAGGGGATGCCGGCATCTTCCAGCGCCCCACACACCTTATCTTCGAGCCCCGAGCGGTAGCCCTTCGCGACAGCGCGTTGCCGTGCGAAGGACCACCGAGGTGACTTAGCCAAGCGGCTTAGAAGTCGTCTTCGCCAGCCGACGAGCCGCCCGAGGTGTCGCCGTCGTTATCATCCGACTTGTCCTCGTCCTGACGGTAATCGTCCGGGTCGTAGCCGAAGCCTTCCTCTTCACCGAAGCCGTAGCTGTCAGCCGAGCGCGAACCGTTCGAGACCAGCTCGATCACCTGAACGCCCTGGAGGCGTAAGGTCAGGCCACAGGCAGCGGTGCCAGCAACGAAGTACGGGGATGCGTGGAACGCAACCTTGCCTTCCGATCCACCCCAGATGTTCACGCCCTTGCCGATCTTGCGGCCTTTGGCGTCGAACAGATCAGGTTTGGCGGTCCACTTGGTGCCAGCGCGCGGGCCGTTCTTCACGGTTCCCGAGGCGGTACGCTTGAACTTGAACTCGACTTCGCCGGTCGGCTCCTCGGTCTCCTTGTCGTAGCAGACCGTGTAGAGATCATTTGGCTTGATCTCCTTGAGCTTCTTGCGGCTCTCGACCTTCAGCTCACCGAACTGTCGCTCGGCGTCACGCAGGGCCTCGTCATAGAGTTCCTGGAGGGAAGTCTTGGTGCCGTTGAAGTCGACCTTGCGGTTGACGAACTCGTCGGCCTCAGCCGTCGTCAGCCGGAGGCGAACCGAGTATTCACCCTCGGGCTTCGGGTAGTCCTTGCTGCCGTAGTCCGGCTCGGTGATCTTCGGGTAGACGAAGGGGCCACGTGGGGAGATCGAGGAGAAAGGCTTCTTGCTGTCTTTTGCCATATGCTTTGGAATGTCTCTTTCGTTGATCAGTAGGTGAGGTAGCGGCGTTCGAGGCTGGAGACGTCGAAGCCTTGAGCTGCGAGCTTGGCCCACAGGTCGACAGGGATGGGGGTGCCGCTCTTCCAGATGAGCTTGGCCATGGAGAGATAACTCACGCGGCGGCCACCGGGTTGGTGCGGACGAGATTGGTGGGTGGAACGGTCGTGGAGACCTGAGCGCCGACGCCCGTTGCCCGAGACAGTCTCACCATCTTGGGCGTGAAGCTGTGGACATAGTAGGGGCCGGAGAGGCCGCCGTACCTGCCACCTACGCCGTGGACCACACGGTCGCCTTCGGCCAGGACGTTACCGATGTAGTCTTTCATCAAGCGGCTTCCTGCTTCAGGACCAGTTCCAGCGCCGAGCCGAACGTCTGGACGATGTTGGTGACCGTGGCGTCGATCCCGAGGGTCTCCTTGACGTATTTGGTCAGGACCTCGTTGACGTCGTTCTGGGTGACCTTGACGGAGAGCGGGAGCTTCTTCTTGACGACTGTGAAATTGTCCGCGTAGTTGCTCATCACGACGGTCCCGCGATCATTCACGCGTTTGAAGAAGCGACCTCCATGGTACACGCTGAGGACTGCGTAATCGCGGTTGAGAGTGCGACCAAAGCCTGGGCGGATGCAGCGGACAGTGTCGCCAGCCTTGATTAGGGCCACCGCTCGGGACACCAGCACGAAGTTCTCGGTAAGGGCCGCGCCAAAGCCTTCTCTCCCGTAACCCTCAAGATTTACCCACTTGCCGTTGTCTCTGATCACAGTCCACACGGACCCGTCTTTCATCCGAGAACAGTTGTCCCCATTAATGCGACGGACGCGGTCACCCTGCTGAAACTTGGGTTCGTACTTGGTCATGCAATTTCTCCCTGTAGGTAAGCCGTGATGGCGCGGAACTCCGGTCGCTTGCCGTCGTCACCGTTGATGAGGTTCTTGGTGGCCGTGAAGGCTTCCTGAGCAGGAATGCCGAGGTGGGTGGCCAGTTCGAGGAAGACTGCCGCTGCACCCATGATCTGGATTTCAGGGCGGAAGTCTTGGAGACGGTCGAGTACCGTCATGGACGCCATAGCGACGTCCCGAGGGGCCGCCATGTTCATGACGTCCCGGTTAAGCTGGGGCATGTGGGTCCTTGGAGAGGAAGTGGAGGGTGAGGAGTGCGAGGAGACCGGCGAGGACAGCCCAGGTCAGCGGGTCAGCCATTCGCCCAGCTTCCAGCCGAGGTAGGAGCCGATGATCGAGCCAACCGTCCAAGCGGCGAGCAAGACAACGATTTGGGCAAGAAACTCATCCGGCGTCATGCGGCAGCCTTTGCACGGCTACGGAAGGCAGCCTTTCGCTGCTCCTTCTTGCCGAAGTAGCCGTTGCCCTTCAGACCTTCGATCAGCTCCCTTCGGACCTCGTATCGTTCAGTCTTGGAGGCTGCCGCGAGGTCGATCGCCACGGCACCGACCCTGATGTCCTGATAGGCGGCACCCATACGGATCGTGATGTTCTGGTTCATGTGAAATCCTTCGAGAAATGTTTCGTAGGGCTAGTGGTCACCTTAAAGGGATTATCCCTTAAAGGGGATGATTTAGGCGAAGAAGAAGTCAGACTGGAGAACTTGCTCCAGATCGAGTGATCCCTCCTTGGGTAGCGGTTCGAGGATATCTCCTCCGATTTGCTCGGTGAACTGGTCGCGAAGGCTGTGGAGTGGGCGTCGGCGGTACATGTTGACGAACACTTGTCGGAGCGTAGAGGCCAGTAACGGAGTGTCACAGGCGTGGACAGCATAGCTATCGTGGATCATGGCGAATGAGCGCAGCCCTAGTTTCCACAGGGTGGCCACCGTCAAGATCATGGCAGAGGCGTCCATGGAGTGGACATAGTTCGGGCTGATAGACGTAGCCTGCTTAGACGGATTGACTAGGTCCGTGTCCTCGTAGACGCGAAGTTGCGCGATACTCCCGGAAATCTTTGTCTTGAGCAGGCGCGCGCGCATGTCGACGTACTCCTGCCAAGCGACGAAGCCTGAGGGCGTCGTCCAGTGCATCGGCAAGTTCTCCTTGCCCATCACCCTGGCCGTCCCTTGAAGCCACCCCATGGCGTCCCTAGCAGCAACCACCACGTCCCCAATGCTGTCCCATACGAGACTGGCAAGGAACCCGATGGCCTGCTTCAGTTCATCCCCGAGGTTGTGTGCTTGACCTCCTTTGACCCTCTCACGGATGGCCTCGTCGACATACTTCAGACAGGACCTGGGTGTGCCCCCGTATGGGAGGACCATGACGGGACGCTTGGTGATCTTGCGGTCGATCCCGAAGTGTCTCCAGGCGTAGGCCCACCGGGCTCTCTCGTCTTCCCCCTGGGCGATTTCCTTCAGCTTGCCGAGGACACGGTCTGCGACCCGCTTGTAGATGTCCTGGGGCAGGCGGGCGGGCACGAGGTTCACAGCAGCGCCGCCGACCTCGTCGAGCAGCATGGCCGAGAAGTGCTGGAGCCCGTTGCAGGAACCGTCGAGCGCGATAGGGAGGTGCGAGACGAATGTGTTCTCGGTGTTGGCGTGATAGACCCACTGGGTCAACGCTGCCCACTCGAAGCAGAACGCCAGGAAGCACCAAGGCTTGTCCGCCTCGGTCCACCACCGCTCGTCTAGGGGGTATTTGGCGCACCGGATGATCCGTAGCCGGTTCTCCGTCACCCACTCGACGCGCTTGTCAAACGACACCTTGTCGACACCGAACGTGTTTGCTCCATGGATTGCTAGCCAGCGGGAGCCCTCGACACCGAGCGCTTTCCCGTCACCGAACCTCAGTAGCGCCTTGACCGGATCACTGCCCTGCGGGTGTAAGACCTCAGGGATCGGATAGGCTCGGCCCCGGAAGTCGAGGTTGTGCGGGAAGTAGATCGCTGGCTCTTCACGGAAGCGTTCGGCCAGATTGAGCATCTGGTCCTGCTTGAGGCGATCCTGTCGGAGTTGGAGGTTCTCGGTATAGACGTCCCGAGCGGCCCACTTCCATTCGCGGAAGGCCTTCTGAAGGGGCTCCGATAGGGTCTTGAGGGCGATCCCCTCAGGGACACCAGCAGGCCGATCCGGCATAGGCTTGTCGCCCGATACTAGTCCGGCGATACCTGCGTGAGACTTCGCCAGGGTGCGCATAACGTCGAGGACGTCCCCGTTGATCTGCCAAGGCGTCTCTTGGATGGCGTTCAGGCCGGCATAGACCGACGATAGGTCGGCCTTAGCGAGCAGCTTGAGTTGACCCTTCCGTGCCTTGCGGACCAGCGGAAGGGGGCGGTCGAGATCAGACCAGTACCCACCACCGGAGAGCCCGACCCATGGCTTGGGCTTCGAGATCATGGGGAGATACTCGACAGCCGCCACAGCGCCGCCGCGAACGGACTGATCGATCCACGCCTGCGCGCGGGACGACAGGTGAACGAGGTACTGATCCCTAGGGGCGTTCTTGTCTCCTCCTTCATGGGCCGCCTGGATAATCGCCAGACCAGTATGTTCACAAAACAGCTCGACCAGCTTGATCCCTAGATGGATCATGTCGGCGCGGCTCCAGCGATCCCACGGGATGTCGTTCTTGTTCATCGCGTAGGTTAGGACCGTTGCCTTGTGCTGCTCGGTCGCCCCGTCGTCAGACAGTCTCTTCAACTCGAAGTCGAACTTCTTAGCGTTCTGGTTGCGGAACTCCGTGAAGCGCGCCTCCAGCTCCACAGCACGGGCGACCTGAACGGCAAGCGTCATAAGGACTGGAGCGCGGGGCTTCATCATGCGACCGAGGATGGCCCTGGAGGCGAGGTAGGAGACCACGTCAGGGTCCATGCTCTTCACCAAGCGCACTGCTGTGTGCTTTGGCCCGGCGCGGCCTGACATGGCCTGCTCGACAAACTCACGAATGCCCTTGGCAACCGGCTCGATGCAGCTTTCAAGGATGTAACGGCCCTGGTCGGTCTCGGTGCCGCGCTCCTTGTTGACGTACTTTCGGACCTTGGACAGGTACCGGTCCCGACCGAGGCCGGACATCTCGATCTCCAGCTCTATCTGCCGCTGGAGAAGCGGGTCGTGGTAGGTCAATCAGTTCTCCTAGGTGATGTTGACTGGGGAGGGGAGACAGGCGATCTACCGAGCGGGAACCCCCATGCTTCGCGAACGCTCCGCTGTCGCTCCTCATTAGGAGGACGCGGGTAGCCGGAACTGGTCCGGTAGCTATCGGAGGACAGGGAATGTTCAGAGACACCACTCTGAAGCCTTGGGTCACCGAATGCGTCTGGTGGTTGTGCCGGCTTTATGAAGCCTACCAATACTTGCCGGATGCATATCGGTGCTTGCTGACCACCTGCAAATGGTTGGCTAGCTAGACTTGCAGGGGGTTCCCGCTTGGTAGATCGCCAGGGAGGCGGTTTAGGCGGCTGCCTTGAACTGAACCGCCGACAAAAGCTGCTCGTACTGCTGGAGCCGTGCCATGAGCTGATCCGGTGTGAAGCGCTCATAAAGGCCGTCGAGCTTGGGAGCCTCACGGTCCAGCATGAAGGTCCGCGTTGGGTGCCCAACAGGTACCCGGTCGGCGTACTGGTCGAGGACGATGACGGTCCCTTCGGTGTGCATTCGGATGGTGTGAAGGTCCTCCGCGAGCATGTGATAGGTCTCGCCAGGGCGGTACCGAAGGCGCTTGTCCTCGATCAGCAACGTCTCTTTGTTAAAGGCGAACCCGTCACCGCCGTTCAGCGGGGTGTCCCATCGGAACTCGTTATAGACCCGCGCGAAGGCGTGACGCGCCCCCATAGGCGCTTCCCGGTAGGTCGAGTTGGACATGACACCGGAGAGGACAGTCGTCGCGAAGTCGTACCGGTGGTCGTGGGGGCTCACCACCTCGGGGAGCTGGGAAACCTTACCGTCGAAGAAGTAGACCTTACGGGTGTGCTGCGGTGTCCGCTTCACGCACAGGTAGTCGAAGCCCTTGACGTGGAAGTTGCGGTACGAGTTGGCGATCATCTCTTCGATGTTCACAGTCAGTTCTCCTGGGGTGTCACATTGTCACCGCCGATTGTCACAAGGGCGGTTTGTCACCCGAATTAGGTGCGTTTGAGGGACGGTCTTGGTGGTGGCCAGTTTCCGGGGGAATAACGAGATTTTTCAACCCGTTAAGATATCATCCCTGTATGGGGACGGTATGGAACTTAACACTTCGTTAGGC